AGAGCACTGATCTCAGGGCAGCGGGCAGTGGACTACGGTGACGCGAAGGACAACTTTGATCGGATCGCAGCGGGCTGGAACATCATCGTCGAGAACCTCGACGGACCCATTACAGCAAAGCACGTCGCGTTGATGATGGACTGGGTGAAGACAGCGCGGCTGCTGGAAACGATTGACCATGAAGATTCATGGATCGACAAATGTGGATACTCTGCCTTAGGCGGCAGTTTTGAGGTGGACCAATGACAATGGCTAGAGACCGTAACGACAAGAGCACAATCGCATTCTTTGAACGCATGGATCTTGGCGAAAAGCTGGAGCCTGATTGGAACATCCCGTCCAGCTACCCTGATCTAACCTGCTATCCGCAGATTGCGATCGACCTTGAAACCTGCGATCCAAACCTTACGAAACTCGGCCCAGGCTGGGCACGAAAAGACGGGTTTATCGTTGGCATCGCTGTAGCTGCGGGCGACCAAGGATGGTACTTTCCAATCCGCCACGAGAACGGCCACAACCTTGATCCAAAGATGACGATGAAGTGGCTCAAGAAACAGATGGCCACCCCTCACATCGACAAGCTGATGCACAATGCCACCTACGATCTGGGCTGGCTTCTTGCGGAAGGAGTCGAGGTCCAAGGTCGGATTATCGATACGATGATTACCGGCGCTATCGTGGACGAGAACCGGTTTTCCTACAGCCTGAACAATCTTGGGCGTGACTACATAGACATGCGCAAGGACGAGAAGATGCTGCGCGCTGCCGCAAAGGACTGGGGCATCGATCCAAAGGCAGACATGTGGCGGCTACCTCCGGCGTACGTTGGAGCGTACGCTGAACAGGACGCGATCATGACAATGAAGCTTTGGGACCGGCTCAAGACAGAGATCTCAGAGCAGGACCTGACGCATATCTTTAACCTAGAGACCTCGCTTATCCCCGGCATGGTGGAGATGCGCATGCGTGGCGTACGGGTGGACATCGACAAGGCGGACATTGCCAAGAAAGGCCTAAGGATCAAGGTCCAAGAACTAAAGGACGAGATCAAACGTAAGACAGGGGTGGACATTGAACCTTGGGCGTCGGCGTCTGTGCAGAAAGTCTTCGAGGCTCTGAACCTACAGTACCCACGCACTCCAGAGAAAACGGACGAGGAGACAGGGGTAGTTTCCGGTGGTGCGCCGTCGTTCACCAAGCAGTATCTCGCTGCCCACCCACACGAGGTGTGCCAGATGATTGTCCGGTTGCGGGAGTTTGACAAGGCGGACAGCACGTTCATCGACAGCATCCTGCGGCACGAGCACAAGGGTCGGATCCACACCGAGTTCCACCAGCTGCGCTCTGATGACGGCGGTACTGTGACCGGGCGTTTCTCCTCCTCGAACCCCAACCTCCAGCAGATTCCTGCTCGGGACCCGGACATCAAGAAGCTGATCCGTGGCCTGTTCATTCCAGAAGAGGGGCAGATGTGGGGATCGTTTGACTACTCGTCTCAGGAGCCCCGGCTGCTGGTGCACTTTGCGGCCTGCATGCCTGACCGCATGCGCAGCCCTGTGGTTGATACGATCGTGGACGAGTACCACAAGGGTGACGTTGACCTGCACCAGATGGTTGCAGACATTGCTGGCATCACCAGAAAGCAGGCTAAGGTTGTGAACCTCGGCATCATGTACGGTATGGGTGTGGGCAAGCTGGCGGCGCAGCTGGGCGTGTCGGACCAAGAGGCCAAAGGTATTATCGAAGAGCACCGCGAGAAGGTGCCGTTCGTTAAGCAGCTGGCCACAACAGCCAGCCAGCGGGCCGAGGAGAACGGGCAGATACGCACGATCCTTGGACGCCTGTGCCGCTTTGATAAGTGGGAGCCCAAAACCTTTGGGTACAACAAGCCGTTGCCGCTTGAGAAGGCAATAGAAGAGTACGGCTCTGTCGGCAACAATCTGAAAAGAGCGTTTACTTACAAGGCCTTAAACAAGTTGATCCAAGGTTCTGCTGCAGATCAAACGAAAAAAGCTATGGCGGATTGTTTTAACGCGGGTCTCGTTCCTTTGCTGACGGTGCATGATGAGCTATGCTTTTCAGTAGAGGACGAGGGGCAGGCGGCACAGATCAAAGAGATCATGGAGACCGGCCTCCCTCTCAAGGTGCCCTCTAAAGTTGATGACGATATCCCAGCCTTGCGTGGGCTGCCAAACAATTGGGGAGAGGTCGAATGATACCTGAACAAAAGCTCAAAACCCTTGGGTTCAAGGACATGCACGATGATCAGATCGAAGCATTGATGCAGCTTGTTGAAGCCGCATTGAATCTAGCGGGTGCGGTAGGTGACGCCGAGTTTGAAGAAATGCACAGCATCGCAGAGGACGCTGTGATCATGTTTGGGGGTGTCGGCATCGACGTCAAGTTTAACGCAAGCTACTGACCGGAGAGTCTCTGTGCAATTTCAGCATTACGTGCTTGAGAGATCGGATCAGAACCTAACAACGAAGGTGACGGAGGTGCATTTCTTGCCGGTGCGGGCGTCGACTGTGGGGTCGCGCGTGCTGGCATTGAATCGATAGCGGGGGCGGCTGGAGCCGCTCCTTGTACATTATCTGGTACAACATTAAACGGCTGGTTGGGGTCGAACGCAGGTGCTCCACCCAGCTCATCTGTATAATCCTGCGGCACTAAGTCCTGACGATTAAAGCTGCGCTCAATATCTTTTAGTTCCCGCACAGGCAGACGCTTCAAGACACGCTCTTGGGTCCGACCTTCTCGCAGGATTGTTTTCACACGGTCGTCTGAGATACCCAGCGGGTCAAACTTCCCACGCATAATTCTGTTGACCTCATTCCGACCAAGGCGCGACACCTCTGTCAGCTGCTTGCGGATCTCACGATCGGACAAGCCGAGGCGGCGAGCGGATTCTACAAGATCAAACAGTTGGGCTTGGCCGCGCAACAGCTGCTCATTGGCTCGCGTGTACGCCTCCAGCACATCAGACTCTGTTGTGTCGTTGGCGTTTGCCACTTGGCTAAACACCGATGTCGCATCGCGGCGGGCTTGGTTGTACTCAAAACCCTTGAAGCTAAAGGTTTCGTCCAGACGAGCCTGCATGGGTCGGAGGCCTGTGACTAGAGCTGCGCCCTCTTCGAAGATGTCGTAAGGCTGCCCCGTTGCGCTTGGCGTCCCAGTGATGGCCCGCGACACACGACCAGGAACAATCTTCCCGCGGCGCTCTTGGACAAAGAGCTCTGCTGCACCTGGGATGTACGCACCGGCAACGTGCGTGAACGCCCTCGAGGCTTTTTCGCCAGCCGGTGTGTTTTGCGTAAAGATGGGCGCACCTGTGGAAGTCCGACCACCGCGCACTGTAACGTCTGCCAACCGCTCACCCACAAGGCTTTCGCTTGCAAACGGTTCGAACAGCTTTGTTGCACTGGCGACCGCGGCGGAGCGTAGCTGCTCTGCCTCAGAGGCCCCGACGGAACCTTTCTCGCTGTAGATCTGCAACGCCGCACGAGCTGGTGCCAAGGCAAAGTCGTACGGCATCATGTAGCTCAGATCGATGTACTCGACGTCTGCATCCCCTGCGGCAGAGATAGGTACGAGCTGGTGGCCCTTCATGTACTGAGGAGCCTGTTTGTTCAGGTCCTCGATCGACGGACGTCCGTCTTCCCCGTCCCACCCAAGGGTGCGAGCCGCCGCCGCTTGAACGCCCGTTGGCACAGCGACAGCTGAGGCCATGTACCCAGATAGACGTTGCGCGCCGATAGCGCGGATTTGACGCTCGAGCTGTGCCGCCTTCTGTGCATTAAGCGCACCAGACTCCACGAGGTTACGAGCGGAGAAGCCCATCTCACGCAAGCCTTGGTCAAGAATGTTCGTGGTGTTTCGGATAACCTCTGCAGGGAAGGCAACAAAGTTACCGACAACAGGGATGCGGCGCACCATTTTTACCGCCTCAGGCACGCGGCTGTATGTAGGCTGGGTGTTCTTGACAATGTCACCTGCAAGCGTGTCGAGGTAGCTGGCCTTCCCACTAAGCTCCGAGGTCCGAGAACCGATGCCCGACCGTACGAGCTGATCAGAAATGCTGTCCAAGGCGTCAGGTGCGAGGCCCGCTTTGCGGAATGCGTTGGCGTACTTTGCACGCTCCGCGTTCCAGTTGACCAGCTTCCAGTATGTGTCGGAATCTGAGTACAGGTTTTCCAGAGCCTTGGCGAACGGGATGCGCTCTTTTAAAGCGTTTACGCCAGCCTTTGTTTTGCCCGCCACCTTCATGTCTGCACCTTCACGGAGCAGGTTGCGGAACTCTTCTACCGCAAGGTTCTGGTCTCGGAGGCCAAGAACACCAGTGGTCTCAAACAGATCACGGAACTCGGCATCCCCTAGGTTGGCAGCCTTCCCGGCGGTCAGCCGGAGCGAGTCACCAAAGGGCATGCCTCGCATGAGATTTCCGTTAGCCATCGTAAGGAAGCCACCGGAGATGAAGTTGCGCACTTGGGTGATGGGGCTGTAAACTGTTTTTGCGGCCTGCGCTGCACCCTTTGCCTGCAAGGACAAAGCCAAGGCTTCGTTCAGGAAACCTTGCGTCATCTGCTGCGGGCTGGTGATAGCAGAGAATATCTCTGGTGCTACATACGCACCAGTAAGTGGCCCGTATGATCCTCCGAATACGGTCTTGTCGTTTGGTTCGCCAAGCCGGACGTAGCCTTGAGACTTTACTAACTCTTCGCCGACCTGCTGGGCGTCGTCGCCGTACACAACAAGGGGCTTTGCGCGGCCTTGGCTTTGGTTGAGCATCTGAGCAGCTTGAGCGCCAGTCTTGCCGTACTGCTGCAAGGTGCTGTTGTAGAGTTTGTTGCCCGCGGAGAGGCGCGCCATGTCATCTACTGTACGCAGGAACGCCTGCTTTGGATCTTTGATCTCACCAAGAAGTTCACGGAGCGAGGGGGATTTGTCCAAGAGTTTGCTGCGCTCAGTCAGTAGGCCCTCGGCAATGTTGTACAAAGGCTTTCCGCCGATTTGCTTTTGACCCTCTTTAGCCTTTGTGCTGCGAAGACCCAGTAATGCGTCATCTGTCAGGCCGGTGTCTACAGCATCAAGACCCAACAGCTTTTTGACTTCCTGTTCCGCAGCGGCACGAACCTGATCCACCGGGCGCACGTCCAACAAATCACCGCGGCGCACAGCTGCACGGTCCATCCCCTCGAGGGCGTTTTGAACATCGTCAACGGCACTCTTAAAAAGTGGTGACTTAGTAACACCAGCGTCCAAGGTCCAAGTTTCGGGGTTCTCGAACTTCTTGTACAAGCGGCGGATGTACCCGCCCATGTTGTTCTCAAACGTATCGAGGATTTGTTTCTTAGCTTCTGGATCCAAGTCGCTCTCAGCAATGTCGTCCGCTATCGTGCGGGACATGCTGGTGATTTGATCCCGCATCTGTGAGGCTGGTTTAATGATCTCGTCGCCGTAGTTGGCCAGCGCGTTGTCGGTGCCTTGCAGATACAAAAATAGATCGTCGTACAGCTTGTCGTAGCCCGCGCGCCCCGCACCTCGGAGCTGGCCCATTATGCCAGGGCCTAAGCTTTTGGCCGCCTTCTCGAACGCAACCAAGTTCTTTTCGGCCTGCGTACGAGCGGTGTCTGTCATGGCCTCTGCGGTCTCTACACCAAAGCGGAGATCTTGCGGTGTTAAACCTGCAGAGGTGAAGTACTTTTTAGCGCCGGGAACACGAGCCAGTTGTTCGCCAATCTTTTCCATGCCGGTCACAAGAGTGCGCGCGGTTGCCGGAACACCGGGGATCTGTGCGACGCCCTGCGCTGTAAGACGGACAGCAGGAAACAAGGCTTCAAAGGCGGCACCAAAGGCAGTGCCTTCTGTACCAACCCGGAGTTTGTTGCGCAGACGGCGGAACGCTTCGTCACGCCCTGTCAGGCCGGTGTCT